CTGCGTTGACACCTACACGAACATTACTTGTTCCTGCTGAAGCGGTGATTATATCTGCGCCATCTGCGTAAGTTACGTCTGCTGCAAAGTTGACAGCACCATCGACATCTACAATGTCTAGATTAGCTGTGCCGTCTATGTCTATGTCTCCAGAGATGTCTAGGCTTCCTGCATCTAACTCTCCAGTCAAAGTAATATTTCTGAAACTTGCAATGTCTTTATTGCTGTCTACAACAACACCTAAACTAGCGGCTACTGTACCTGCTGTAACACCATCAAGAACATTCAGTTCTGCAGGTGTTGAAGTTATCGCAGTTGTTGTACTAGCTGCCAAGACTGGAATATATCCGCCTTGATTGATTAAATATTGTGTGTGATCTGCTGTAGGATCTACGATACTAAGTGTAGTCTCATTCGCATCTGCTGTAGCACCTTCAAAGATAATAGCATTTGAAGCCTGCATAGTGACTGTATCTGCTGTAGTAGTTGTGCCTGCTACAGTTAGTTTAGGAACTAATAGTTCTCCTGTGCTTGGATTGTATCTCAAAGCTCCTGTATCGTCTAAGAGTCCATCAGACTCGTCATGGAAGACTACAGGGAAATTAGTGTTTGCTGTACTGTCCGTGACTATAGCTTTGGATGATGTACCTGTTACATTACCTGTTAAGCCACCAACAAAAGCTGTGGATGTAACACTTGTTGCACCTGTTACTACTCCTGCATCTACATTGATTGTTCCATCTAAAACGATAGCTGAACCACTTGCGGGTGTAAGATTTAAAGCACCAGAGTTTGCTGTAATAGTATTACCATTGACACCAAGATTATCTACTGTTAAAGCTGTAAGAGTACCTAAACTTGTAATATTTGATTGTGCTGCAGTTGTAACAGTTGCTGCTGTACCTGAAGTGTTTCCTGTGACATTACCTGTTATATTACCTGTAAATGTTGAAGTAACACCAGTACTTGTTAGCATTCCTGTGCTAGGATTGTATGTTAAACCTGTATCTGTTTCTATTCCTTGTGTGCCTGTAGCACCATCTACAAAGGTTGGATAAACTGTTTCGTCTGTAGAGTTATTAGCACTAACTGTAACATTTGTTCCTTCTGTAGCAGTTGCGACTGCTATATTCGCTGTACCATCAAAAGATGTTCCACCTATTGTTCTTGCTGTTGCCAAAGCTGTGGCGGTTGCTGCTAGTCCTGTAGTATCTTGATTAAGTGTACCAACTGTAAAGTCTAGTGTATTATCTAGGTCTTGGTAAGCTACTGTAATACCTGATTCTGTATTAGAGCCAACCATAGCTCCTACTGTATCGCTAATTGTTTCTGCTAGTGTAGTACCATCAATAGTAAGTGCATCTGTTTCAAGAGTACCATCTATATCTACGTTTCCTGATATATCTAAACTAGCTGCTGTTATTTCACCACCAACTGTAAGAGTTGTAGCCATGTCAACAGCACCATCAATATCAACAATGTCTAAGTTTGAAGTGCCGTCTATGTCTATATCACCACTAATATCTAAAGATGCTCCTGTTAAAACACCTGCAACTGCTAGTGTAGAAGCCATATCTACAGCACCATCTATATCTACTACATCTAAGTTAGTAGTTCCATCAACATCTAAATCACCATTAAAGTCTACATTACCACCAACTGCTAGAGTTGTAGCCATATCTACAGCTCCGTCAATGTCTACAACATCTAAATTAGTTGTACCATCTACGTCTAAATCTCCGTTAAAGTCTACGTTACCTGCTACAGCAAGTGTAGTAGCCATATCAACTGCACCATCTATATCTACAACATCTAAATTAGTTACACCATCAATGTCAGCATTTCCACTTATATCAAGTGTAGCTGCATCTAATTCACCACTAATGGTTATGTTTCTACCACCAGTAATGTCTATGTTAGCATCTGTGATAATAGCTTTACTTGCTATTACTGTGCCTGCTGTAATACCATCTATAGTTTCTAGTTCTGCTTCGGATATGTCAGCACTTCCTATTACAAAGCTTGTACCTGTAATAGCTGTACCTGTAATGGCTGCAGCACTTGAACCACCAATGATTGCTCCATCAACAGTTCCGCCATTAATATCAGCAGTATCTGCTACTAAAGCATCAGTTGTAACTGTACCATCAAAATAAGCATCTTTAAATTCTAAAGAACTTGTACCTAAATCTATATCATCATCTGTAACAGGAACGATTGAACCATCATTAAATGTTACTTGGTTTGTTCCTGCATTTGCTATTGTAATTACATCAGAACCTGAAAAGGTTATACTTGTGTTTGAATCTGCATCGCCTGCAATACTGTCTAGTTGCATACTACTAACATTAGTAATTGCAGAATCGCTAAAGTCTATTGTGCCTGTAACATCTAAGTTACCGCCTACAGATACATTACCTGTAGTTGTTATTGCATCTATGTAAGCATTTTTAAAATATACTGAACTTGTACCTAAATCTAAATCACTATCTGCATTAGGAACTAAAGCACCATCTTGTAAGATCATCTGTTTAGCTGCTGCACTAGAGACTTCTACATAGAACTCCCAAGTATTACTAGATACCATAATCTTATTAAGGAAATCTAAATCTCCTATAGTGTGTATGTTACCACCATGTCCTGCTGTTCCATCATGTCTATGCCCTGTAGAACCTACAGTACTTGCATGATATGCAAATGCATTTACTAATTGATTGTATTCATTGTTAAACAAAGCTGCTGTAATGGTATCTCCATCACTGAAACTACTTTGTCTTGTATAACTATATGCCATCTCTTATATTCTCCCTGAAGGTACGTAATCTATATATATTCCATTTATTGTGTAAGGTCCGTTTGTATCGTCACTAAATAATCTAAAGTAAGCAGTAGTTCCTGTTCCTTCGATTGTTTTTCTAACCATCGGATTCTCTGATGCGCCAAACGTAACGCTATTAAAAACACCTGATCCAAATATTGCAGCACTTGGTATCGTATCTAACGTATAATTAGAAGGCTGTGCAACATTCTCATCATCATAATCGTAACCAACCCTTAAGGAAGGCTGCACAGATCCTTCTGGTTTTACTGATAACTTTATATATTTTAAAGTTTTTATAGTTCCTAAGTCTCCGAAATCCATACTAGGAGTTTCGTACTCAGCGTTTATATTTGTTGCTGTTCCTGCTGGATTAAAATCATTTCCTGTGTCATGGTTGTAAACATATCCAGCATAGTCACCATGATAAAATTTCTCTACACCGCTTGAATTAAATCCAGAAGTTATACCAGCACTTGCTTGTATTCCTTTTGTTTCAGACCATTCAAATCTAGTGCCACCTTCTGGTGTAATTCTAAGTGTTCCTATAAGTCCTTCTGAGACACCTGTTGCTGTTCCTGAAGATCCATAAAATAACCGATACTGTGATTTCTTTCTGATTACACAGCTACTAATATTATAAGAACTTATATTAGAAGCAATGTCTCCTATAATTGGCTGTATCTTTCTACTTAAAGATCCCAACTCTACATCACCAATTCTTGCTGTACCTGCTACTGTTCTTATTCCATCTGGTCCTAAAAACAGCAATTGTCCGCCTATTTCTTGGATGCTATCACCATCTAAACAACCAATGTTTTTTGTAATAGGCTGTACTGCTATTGTACTTGCACTATTTATATTTACTAATTTATAAATACTGTTCTTACAAAATATAATTAGATCATTACGAAAAGACTTTAAGCCTACTACTTGATCATCTAATACTATACTTCCAGAACCTGTGGTTGTAAAATCATCTATATCACTTGTTCCACTATAATAGATAGTATTAGGTGCTGTCCCTGCTCCTGCAACAACCAAATGTCTATCATGTACTACACAATATTTAGGATAAGTACTGCCGTCAACTGTTATTTCTTTAGCATAAAATGTTCTAGTATCTAAATCTCCAGTACCAGTCATTTTAAAATAAAAAGGTTTTACTGCTGATCCTCTATCTGTTACAATCAACTCTCCGTAATCACTATCTCCTTCATATATTGCAAAAGATGTTTGACCTTGTGAAGTTCTTGCTGAAGTACCTCTACCACCAAAAGTGCTATAGTTATCTCCACTACCTGATACACTTGCTCTATTTAATAGTAACCAACTGTCTCCGTCTTGGCTAAAATATATATTTGTTCCTGTACAAGCTATCAATCCATCTGC